TTCATAGTCGCGGTTGTTGGGAAGATTGGACTGCAAAAAATATCACCGCATACACTTTATGGTTGCAAGGTATGGGAAATAATGATACAACTAATGCAACTAATAACCAATCCATATAGAAAGGATAAAATATGGCACGATTAAGAATGAATGACGAATATCGAAAGAAGATAATCAATCGATATATCTCACACGCAGAAAGCGAGGACACTTTAGAAAAACAAGCATACGATACTTGTAAGGAAGAAGTGAAAGATAACTATGGCAAAGCCTTTGCACTTGCTAAGGAAGTAGTAGAAAGGTCTTATCTACCCGAAGATGTTGAGTTATGTCAAATGTTAAAAGACAGATATGGCTCGGCTGTTGATGTGGTAGCAAAAGATAAATGCTTTTACTTCTCAATGGCTCAAGGCATGGATACTGAAGAAAATAGTTCTTATGGTCGCAACAACGAACATAGTGAGCATATAGACTTTGGTTTATTTGGTAGCACAGATAGTCGCAACTATGGTGATAGTGGTGAGAAATTTGCTTTCGCTTATTTTAGAGATGAGTTAAAAGCAAAAGGATTAAACCCCGACATCTACCCACAACAAAAAGATAATCAAGATAACCCACACAAGTCGCAACACATAGAGGGTTGCAGACAAGAATTAGGTTATTCTAATTATCATTCACATAACTCAAGTATGGATAATAACATTGGCATAACTAATGAGTTCGATAGTCAATACTATCTTGACATTATCGGCACAAGCCATTGTCGTCATAGAACGATTGCGTGTGAGCCACATGAGTTTTCTGTGTTTCAAATGTTTAAGAAAAAGAAAGCACAGTTAATATCGGCACACGAAACTTGGATAAGCACTATCGAAGAACAAAGAAAGGTTATGCTTACAGGATTAAAAGCATATCGTTTCTTAGACGAGGGTGTTGAGTTAATGAATGAGTTAGGTGTTAAGTGTGATGAAAGTGATTTGATTACAGTTAATAGTACAGGCTTATCAATGTACAATCCTGTTAATCTTGCAGACATGGTTAAAGGTATGAAGAACAAGACCATGACAAGAGAGCAGAAGATTGCTGAAAGACAAGCCTACAACAACGAGATTGCATTGGTGATTGCAGAGGGCAATTCACAAATGCATTAAAGACTTGAGGGGCATGGTAGTTATATCTGTAAGACCTACTCAAGCACAGCTTGTCGCTTGGTGCTTGTGGCTTGTTATATTGGGGGGTTTGCCCTCCGTAGAGGGCGTTGGATTAAATCCAGTCTTTAGCTAAGAAGTATGCCATTCGACATAGAACAATAAATTGTAATGCAATAGCTGGATAAACACCTATGCCTGCATTATAGGTGACTAATGATAATGGTATTGATAGTAGTAATAATACTACACATATTGTTAGTTCTATTATATCTCTCATTGTTATTCTTTCTGTTAAATTAATATCCCATACTACTATTATTCGGTACCTTTTGTCAAGTAGTACCTATTAGATAACCCCACCCCTACCCCAGATTTTGTATAAAAGGGGTCCCAGACATACCATATATAGCCTTGATAGATAGATTTATTTAGCGTAAAATCATTTGAACTAAAAAAACAAGGTTGTAAAAATTTTATAAAATTTTTTTTTCAAATGCTAACACCAGAACAAATAGAAAATCTACCACCCGATACAAGAAAAGAATACATGCAAACCGCATTGCTTCTTGATCAAAAGAAAAAAGATCAAAGTGTGCGCGATGACTTTATGTCTTTTGTAAAATACATTTGGCCGGAGTTTATTGAAGGCGAACACCATAAAATTATGGCGAAGAAGTTTAACAAAGTTGCAAGTGGTGAAATAAAAAGATTAATTATTAACATGGCACCAAGACATACAAAGTCTGAGTTTGCATCTAACTTACTGCCTGCCTGGATGATTGGTAACAATCCTAAATTAAAAATTATTCAAGCGACACACAATGCAGAACTTGCGGTACGTTTTGGCCGTAAAGCAAAAACAGTCATGGACAGTGAAGATTATAAAAAAATATTTAACACAAGACTACGTGAAGATTCTAAAGCTGCAGGTAAATGGGAAACCGATCAAGGTGGTGAATATTATGCAGCGGGTGTTGGTGGATCAATCACGGGTCGTGGTGCAGACCTCATGATTATAGATGATCCGCATTCAGAACAAGACGCCATGAATATGGCATCGTTTGACCGCGCTTGGGAATGGTATACATCAGGTCCCCGACAGCGTTTGCAACCTGGCGGTAGAATTATTTTAGTAATGACACGTTGGAATGTTGCTGACCTAACTGGTAAATTACAAAAGGCACAAAAAGAATTAAAAGCGGATCAATGGGAAGTTATTGAATTTCCGGCGATCATGCCGTCAGGTAAACCAGTCTGGCCCGGCTATTGGAAACTAGAAGAACTAGAATCAGTTAAAGCTTCTGTTGCTATTGGTAAATGGAACGCACAATATCAACAAAACCCAACTGCAGAAGAGGGTAGTATTATTAAACGTGAATGGTGGAAGCAATGGCCAAAAAAAGATTTACCACCACTAGCACATGTTATTCAATCTTATGATACCGCGTTTATGAAAAAACAAACCGCTGACTATTCTGCTATTACTACTTGGGGTGTATTCTATCCAAACGAAGAAGGCGAAGCACATTTAATATTATTGGACGCTATTAAAGACCGGTACGAGTTCCCCGAACTACGTCGCGTGGCCAAAGAACAATATGACTACTGGAAGCCCGAAACCGTCATAGTCGAGGCTAAAGCATCGGGGCTCCCGCTTACTTATGAATTAAGACAAATGGGGATACCGGTTATTAACTTTACACCCAGTCGTGGAAATGATAAACATACTAGAGTAAACGCAGTTGCGCCTTTGTTTGAGGCGGGCATGGTTTGGTATCCAGACCGTAAGTTTGCTGACGAGGTTATTGAGGAATGCGCTGCATTTCCATTAGGGGAACATGATGACTTAGTGGATAGTATGACTCAAGCCGTAATGAGATTTAGACAAGGTGGTTTTGTAGTGCATCCCGAAGACTACGAGGATGAACCATTATCACAACAAAAAAGGACATATTATTAATGAGTAAGTTTAAAGAATTTTTTAAAAATTTGATTAAAGGTGCTGACACTAGCACTGGAATTACAAAATCGTCCATAGCACAAGAGAAATTAAAAGAAGCTAGTGAAGTTCCATTTACTGCTCAACAAAGTAAAGAAAAAGCAAAAGAGATTATTGCAACTGAAAGTCCACCTGATGAATTTTTTGGTCCTGGTGCATTTACTGAAACTCAAAGAAAAAACAGAGTGGGTGAGTTTACTGACGAAGCTTTAGCAGATTCGTATTTTGATAATAAGCTTGATGATCTTATGCCTTTCTCAGAGTACAAAGATCTACGTCTTAACCAAGGCAAAAGTCTTACAAACATATTAGAAGATCAAAGAATTATAGAAGACATAACACCAAGTGTAACTAATAGAAGGCAAGGTAAATCTCAAGATATGGAAGATAGTGCTGAGCGCTCTATTCAGTTTGTGGCTGAGAAAACTGGGTTAACTTTTGAAGAAGCGCGGCTCGCTATTATGCAAAAAATGAATCAAGGCTATCCACTTGATGACCTTAAAAGAACAGCGGATAATGACATGTCGAGCATCAAAGCTTACCTAGATAACAATTTAGATTACGGTGCTGATGATGTTATAGAGTTTTTAGAAGATATAGAAGAAATTGCTTTTAGCGGTGCTATCGATTTAGCTTCTGATACTGCTAAAATAATTCCTAAACCAACAGCAATATCTTCAGAATTAGACACAGTAAGAAAACAAGCGCCAATAATAAAAAGTCAGTTAGAGCAAATGGGCTTGGATACAAGTAAAGTTGACTTTGATATTATTGCAAACACAACAGACGCAAACGTGCTTAAAATTGAAGCTGAAAAATTAAAATCATTAATGGATAATATGCTAGGTGGTTCTATGTCGGACTTAGCTAAAAGTGGTAATCTTGAAACCGCATTGGCTGCTATAAGTGATGAAGTGACTGCTGATCTAGGTAGAGTTCAAAATATGTTAATGAAAGCCAAGACACCAGCTGAAGGCGACGAGTTAATAAAATTATTATACAAAGTTAAAGAAGAGGGTGAGAAAGCTTTTAGAACAGGAGTCTATAACTCACCTATACAAACTAGAACACTCAATGCTGATGGTGGTCGAATTGGATTTAAAGATGGTAGTGGTAAACTGCCAGTTACTAGACGTACTGTTTTACAAGGACTTGCGGCTAGTCTTGCTGCTGCGTTTATCCCTTTCACTTCAAAAGTAGCACCAAAAGTAGCACCAAAGGTTATTCCAGAAATGGCCGCACAAGGTATGCCGGATTGGTTTCCAATGTTAGTCAACAAAATTAAAACGCAAGGTAAACAAACTAACGTTGCTACCAGTGGCCGGCGTCCAGAAAATGTATACACTCTAAAAGTTGATGGTAACGAATATACTTTAACGGAAGACGCAGTAAACGGTAATATAGATGTGTTTACTCGCGGAGATGATTTTCAACAAGTTAGCTTTGAGTATATCCCACCAACAGAAATGCAAAGACCTGACGGTAAAGCTTTTACCGAAGATGCTGAGTTCTATGCTAGCGAGTTTATGAAAGGTGGCGACGATATCCCTAATTATGAAAACACACTAGGTGGCGTTGAGGATCTAAGACTAGGTATTAAAAGTATAGAAGACTTTGCTACTAAAGGCGGAAAAACCTCAAAAGAAAAATTAAAAGAAGCATCGGATGAATTTATGCGTGATACCACTAAAGTAGACACTGATGGATTTGCCAAAGGTGGCAAAGTAGGATATAACAACGGTGGTGGGGTTGGAACACTATTTAAAAGGAAAGCATCATAATGGCAACAATAGACAAAGCGTTACCCAACGTAGAAAGAACTAAAATAGAAATACCTGGTGCTGACGAAAAAGCACAAGAAATACAATTACCACAAGAAGCACCAAGACAAGATATTGAAATGACACCAACAGAAGATGGTGGCATGGAGATAGATTTTGATCCTGCTGCAATGTCAATAGAAACAGGTGCTGCAGACGACCCTAACGCAAACCTAGCAGAGTTTTTAGAAGAAGATGTTTTAGATCCAATAGGCTCTGATTTAATAGAGTCTTTTGAAGACTATAAATCATCGAGAGATGATTGGGAACAATCTTATATAAAAGGTTTAGACTTACTTGGTTTTAAATATGAAGATAGAACAGAACCTTTTCAAGGTGCATCTGGTGCTACGCACCCTGTACTAGCAGAAGCAGTTACTCAGTTTCAATCATTAGCCTATAAAGAATTATTACCGGCAGATGGTCCGGTTAGAACTCGTGTTATGGGTAAGCCCAGCAAACTTAAAACAGATCAAGCAGAGCGTGTTAAAGAGTTTATGAATTATCAACTAATGTGTGAAATGCCAGAGTATGAACCTGAGTTTGATCAAATGTTATTTAATTTACCACTTGCAGGTTCAGCTTTTAAAAAAGTTTATTACGATTTTAATCTTGGTAGATGTGTCTCCAAGTTTGTGCCTGCAGAAGACTTGATTGTGCCATACAGTGCAACCTCTCTTGAAGAAGCAGATACAATAATGCATGTTGTAAAAATGCAAGCAAACGAAATGAGAAAAATGCAAGTGTCAGGTTTTTATTTGGATATTGAATTAGGATCGCCTGCTTACAGTGAGGACGACATAAAAGAACGTAAAAATGATTTAGAAGGAACATCTAGTTCTAATAAAGAAGAAGTATATACTCTTATAGAATGTCATACTGAATTGGACCTAGAAGGTTTTCAAGACATGAATAAAGAAACAGGAGAGCCAACAGAAATTAAACTTCCATATGTTGTAACTGTTGATGAAGGCACAGGAAAAGTTTTATCAATAAGAAGAAACTTTAGTCCACAGGATACAACAAGAAGAAGAAAAGATTATTTTGTACATTTTAAATTTTTACCAGGACTAGGCTTCTATGGATTTGGATTAATTCATATGATCGGTGGTTTATCAAGAACTGCCACAGCCGCTCTAAGACAACTCTTAGACGCTGGTACCTTGTCTAATTTACCAGCCGGATTCAAGATGCGTGGCATCAGAGTTCGCGACGAAGCACAACCTTTGCAGCCAGGTGAGTTTCGTGATGTAGATGCCCCTGGTGGAAGACTTGATGATGCATTTAAAATATTACCTTTTAAAGAACCATCACAAACATTATTACAGTTAATGGGTGTCGTGGTACAAGCGGGTCAAAGATTCGCGAGTATTGCTGATATGCAAGTGGGTGACGGCAATCAATCGGCAGCCGTGGGTACTACAGTTGCATTATTGGAACGTGGCTCGCGGGTTATGTCTGCAATACACAAAAGATTATATCAGTCTATGAAAAAAGAATTTATGTTGTTGTCTGGTGTGTTCGCAACATACCTACCACCAAACTATCCCTATGATGTTGTAGGTGGAGAAAGACAAATTAAACAAACCGACTTTGATAGAAAAATAGATATTATACCAGTTGCTGATCCAAATATTTTTTCACAAACGCAACGTATACAACTTGCACAGACTGGATTACAGATGGCAATGTCAAATCCGGGCATGCATAACTTATATACTGCCTATAGATCAATGTATGAAGCTTTAGGGGTAAAGGATGTAGACACTTTATTACCACCAGTAGCTGAACCAGCACCAATGGATCCAAGTGTTGAACATATTACTGCTTTATCGGGTAAAACTATTAAAGCATTTCCTAAACAAGACCACACAGCGCATATGAAAGCGCATTTGGCGTTTATGGGCACACAAACTGCACGTACTAACCCTAATATTTTAGCGGCAATACAAAAAAACATACTAGAACACATAAGTTTAATGGCACAAGAGCAAGTTCAACTTGAATTTAAAGATGAATTAGCTCAAATTCAACAAATGACGCAACAATTACAACAAATGGGCGGTATGAACCCACAAATGACGCAACAAAACCCACAAATAGCTCAAATTAAACAACAATTAGAAAATTTAAACACACAAATGGAGTCTAGAAAGGCTGTTTTAATTGCAGAAACCACTTTAGAGTACCTAGAAGAAGAGAAAAAGGTGTTAAATCAGATCGATAATGACCCATTATTGCGTCTAAAAGCCGACGAAGTACAGCTTAGAGCGCAAGAAAATATCCGAAAACAGAAGGAAGATGAGGACCAATTAAACCTTGATAAGGCTAGATTATTGCAAGCAAAAGAGCTTGCAGAGGACAAAATGGAACTTAACGATAAGCATCAAAAACTTAGAGCTAGCGTATCATTAGCAAAAGATGGTATAAAAGAAATGACAGCAGTAGTCGGAGAAAAAAAATAATGATTGAAAAACGTAGACCTGGTTTTAGAGGCGGTGGACAAGATCAAGGTGCTGGTGCATCTGGTAGTGGTAGTAAAGGTGCTGGTGGTTCTAAAGGCAAAGGAGGCAGAAGGTCTTCAAAGGTTTCACAAAAAAGCACAAAAAAGAAAAATCAAATTAAATCTGGTAACTATATAAAAACAAGTGCTGGACCATTAAAATCAAGCACAGGTTTAGTTACAAGAGGACCAAACTATAGAGCACCAAACAAAGAACTTTCAACTTTAGATAAGAAAAAAATTAGAAGCCCTGAAGCATTTTCACCGCAAGATGTAGCAGCAGCGTTAGGTAAAAAAGCTGAAGTAGAAGCTAATACAGGTCAATACTCTTCTCGAAACGAAGCATACAAAGCTAATCAAGCTGCGGTTGATGCACAAAAAGCAAGATTTAGAAATTACTCTCCTTCCAAAAGATCAGACACTTCTGGTATTACTGGTTTTGGAGGTTTAAATTCTAGAAACTTAGGTTTGGGTGTTCAAGCCGCTTATAACAAAGCTTTGGGAAGAAATGAAACTACTGGCATGGGTATTTTAGATTCTTTAAGATTTCAGGGAACTAGACCGGATTTTAAAGGAGACCTTATGAATTTACAAAAAAATCTTGGCAAACTTCCTACACCAATTAACATATTAAGAAAACTTGCAGGTGGTATTATGGGCAAGATAAACCCTCGTAAAAACCTGGGGAACTTAGCTCAACAATATTCACAACCTCTTCGTGACCTTTTAAATACAGACCCACCTATTTCTAATATGCCAGTATTCAACCCACCTAGTGGTATTCAACCTGCTGATCCAGGAAATCCAATGAGCGGATTACTTATCTCACCAGGCATGGTGCCACCCAATATAATTGACCCAAACACAGGTCTTCTTGGTAGAAGCGAAGATCCAAGGTATGTAAGCAAACTAATGGGTGAAAGGTTATTAGACATATAAAATGGCTATTTCAAGATCACAACTTGGTAAAACCATTGATAAAAAACTTAAATCTGGTCAATCAAACAAAAAAGTGGTAAAACCAAAACAAGCTGTTGCTATCGCACTTAGCGAAGCAGGCGTAAAACGAAAAAACAGGAGATCATAATGATTGAATCTTTAAAAGCAAAATGGATTGCACTTGGCAAGAAGAAACAAATTGCCGTAGGTGTAGTTGCAGCTATAATTGTAATCGCAATATTTTCATAACATAAATGTGGTTATCACTCTTACCGACAGTATTAAAAACTGGCTCAGCTATATTTGCTAATAAGCAAAAAGCTAAGATACTTATGTCTGATGCTGCTTTACTGCATGCTCAAAAAATGGCTAGCGGGGAAGTTGAGTATCAGGCGCAAGTACGGCAATCAAACGACAAGGGATGGAAAGACGAGTTCGTGCTTTTGCTTGTGAGCGCCCCTGTGATTTTATTGATTTGGTCGGTGTTTTCAGATGATCCAAATATACAAGCGAAGTTAGATATCTTTTTTGACAAGTTTAGTAATTTGCCTTTCTGGTATCAATCGTTATTTATCGGTGTGGTCGCATCAATATACGGACTCAAGGGAGCTGACATATTCAAAAAAAAATAACATTTGATGAATATTGGGCTAACGAAAATAAGCTCTTAGAGCTTTCATATAAAGAATCTATTAGACAAAAAAAGGAAAGAAAACGCAAAAAGTAGATTGACTTAAAATTATTAGGGGGAGATTATGGGGAGAGATAAACCTAAGAATCCACTTGACGAATTCTGGGAAAACCTGGGGGACAAGGAGAAAATAAATGTCAGAAGCTACAGATCCACTACACGTCATATACAAACTAAAGAAGACAATGCAAACCATACTAGACGGACTCGTTCAAACTCTCGCAAACGGCGGGGTTGACAACATGACCGATTACAAATATATTCTAGGTAAGATTCACGGAATCGATTTAATAAATCAGGAACTCTCTAGCCTGCTAGAACCAAAGGAGCCAAAAGAAGATGACAACATCACACGCCTTAGAAACTAAATACGACGAAGAAGACAAACAAGTCAAAGAAGAAACTCAAGAAACAAATTTAGAAAAATTACCAAACCCCACAGGTTGGCGTTTGTTAGTTATGCCTTTTGCAGTTAAAGAAGAAACTAAAGGCGGAATTATTATTGCACAAGAAACATTAGACCGAGCACGTGTAGCAACACAAGTTGGATACGTATTGAGAATGGGTGATCTTTGTTATGAAGACAAAGATAAATATCCTACCGGTCCGTGGTGTAAAGAAAAAGATTGGGTGGTGTTTGCACGTTATGCAGGATCACGTATGGAGATTGATGGTGGTGAGATACGATTACTAAACGATGATGAAGTCTTAGGAACAATAGAAGATCCTAATGATATTCTTCACGCATTTTAACATAGAGGAGGATAATCTATGCAAGACCAAGAAAAAATAATAGATGTTGGCGAAGCCGACTATGAAGAAACAGAAGTTAATCTTGACTCTCAACCAGAACAAAATCAGGAAGAGACAAGTCAAGAAATAGAAGTACAACAGATCGAACAACCTGTTGAGCAAGCTACTGAAAATAAAAAAGAAGAACTTGAGGAATACAGCGATGGTGTGCAAAAAAGAATAGCAAAACTTACAAGACGTATGCGAGAAGCAGAACGTCAAAAAGAAGAAGCAATTCAATATGCACAAAACATTAATGAAGAGTCTCAACAATTAAAACAAAGATTTAGCAATTTAGATTCTAATTATACAAAAGAATTTGAAAAAAGAGTTACTACTAATCTAGAAGCAGCAAAATCAAAATTACAAAATGCTATAAACTTAGGTGACGTTGAAGGTCAAACACAAGCTAATTTAGAATTAGCCGAGCTAGCAAACGATCACGCAAGACTAGGTAGATTAAAATCTGTGTATGAAAACAGAGAAAAAAATCAAGCAGCAACCCCAGCAACCCCAGCACGTCCTGCAGCACCAACACGTCCTGCAGCACCGGACCCTAGAGCCGACGCTTGGGCATCAAAAAACACTTGGTTTGGTACGGATAATGCTATGACTTACACTGCTTTTGATATTCACAAAACACTTGTAGAAGAAGGCTATGACCCAAATACAAGTGCTGATGAATATTATTCTGAAGTAGATAAGAGAATAAGACTTGAATTTCCACACAAATTTGGTAATAATGAGTTAACTACAGCTGAACCAGTTCAGACTGTTGCAAGTGCTAAACGTTCGGCAAGTACAAAAGGACGCAGAAAAACTGTGAAACTCACGCCATCACAGGTAGCAATTTCTAAAAGATTAGGTGTGCCACTCGAAGAGTATGCGAAACAATTAGCCGCGAAGGAGGTATAAGCATATGACTAAAGATACAGAAACTAAAACTGTTAAAACTTCCCGCGTGAGTCAAACTAGGGTCAAAAAAGAAAGACCTAAAGTATGGACTCCTCCATCATCACTAGATGCACCGCCTGCGCCAGACGGTTACAGACACAGATGGATACGCGCCGAAAGTATGGGTCAAGACGACTCAAAAAACATGTCGGGCAAAATGCGATCTGGATGGGAGCTTGTAAGAGCCGACGAATATCCAGATAGCGATTATCCAAGTCTTAACGAAGGAAGATACGCAGGAGTGATCGGGGTTGGTGGCCTATTGCTGGCTAGGATACCAGAGGAAATCGCAAAGTCTCGTGAAGAGTACTTTCAACAAAAGACTGCTGACGGCAACGAAGCAATCTCGTCCGATTTACTGAAGGAACAGCATCCAAGTATGCCGATCAATGAAGATCGACAGACTCGTGTAACCTTTGGTGGTACAAAGAATAACTAAAATTTTTTAGAAATTCCTACCCGCCTCTAACAATGAACCTTTAAAGGAGGACAAAAATATGGCTAATATAGACAGCCCATTTGGTCTAAGACCTATCGGTAACACTGTTGGTAGTTCTGACTTTCAAATGACGGAATATTTAATTCCGGACAACGAAAGCGCTTCAATTTTTCAGGGAGACCCTGTAGAGATTGATGATAACAATGCTGGATTCATTGCTGTTCAAGAAGCAGTAACGAATGTAGATAACATTGGCGTTTTTAATGGATGTTTGATTGACAGTGACCCATCAACAGGGAAACCAAAATTCTCTAACTTTTATTCGCAAACGAATATTACGCAGGGAAAAATAAGAGGATTTGTATTCGATAACCCGTATCAGAGATATTTGATACAAGGTGACTCGGCTACAGCCGCTGCACAAGCAAATGTTGGTAAAGTTGCCGACACTGTTGCAACTCACTCAGGATCAACTACTACTGGTATTTCCGGTATTGAGTTAGATGTTTCTGATTTAGAAACAACAGATGGACAGTTAAGAGTAACTGGCTTTACAGGCGATCCACAAAACAACGAACTAGCAACTCATGCGAATTACGTAGTGTTTTTCAATGAGCATGCTTTCAACCATAACGAATAATAGCAGGAGGATTTAAAACATGGCTATATCAAGACAACAACTAGCAAAAGAGCTAGAGCCAGGTCTAAATGCATTATTTGGACTTGAGTACAAAAACTACGAAAACCAGCATACAGAAATCTTTGACATCGAAAACTCTGATAGAGCTTTTGAAGAAGAAGTAATGTTATCTGGCTTCGCAAACGCAGCTGTAAAATCAGAAGGTGCTGCAGTAACATTTGATACTGCAAACGAATCGTTCACTTCTCGTTATACACATGAGACTATTGCTTTAGCTTTCGCAATTACTGAGGAAGCTATCGAGGATAATCTGTATGACAGAATCGCGACTCGTTACACAAAAGCACTAGCAAGATCTATGGCTCAAACTAAGCAAATCAAAGCAGCTAACGTCCTAAACAATGGATTTAGCAGCACATTCCCAGGTGGAGATGGCAAAGAATTATTTGCTACTGATCACCCTACACAATCTGCAGGGTCACTAAAGAATGAGCTATCAACATCTGCTGACTTAAGTGAGACTTCACTAGAGCAAGCGATGATTGACATTGCTGCTTTTAAAGATGAAAGAGGCTTTAAAATCGCGGCTCGTGGATTGAAATTAATCATTCCATCTGAGCTACAATTTACAGCTGAAAGAATCTTAAAGTCACCAGCAAGAGTTGGTACTGCTGATAATGATTTGAATGCACTATCTTCAAAAGGTATGTTGCCACAGGGTTATACTGTGAACAACTACCTAACAGATACAGATGCGTTCTTCATTAAAACTGACGTTCCTAACGGAATGAAAATGTTTAACAGAGCAGCACTAAAAACTGCAATGGAAGGCGACTTTGATACTGGAAACGTAAGATACAAAGCTAGGGAAAGATACAGCTTCGGCTTCTCTGACTGGCGAGGTATGTTCGGTTCTCCAGGCGCATAAGCGTTTGATCAAACCGATTAAGAGGGGCGGCTTAGGCCGCCCTTTTTATTTGCAATTACCTTATTAAAAGCATATAATCAACTTACTGCATAATTAAACTTAGTTAGTATAGACTCGTGCAGTAGACTTTCTCAGGACTATATTAACGGAAAACGGAGACAAAATATGGGTAATACAACTTACAGTGGTCCGGTCAGATCAGAAGGTGGCTTTAACGTAATTAATAAAGCAACTGATACTGGCGTGATCACAGAAACTGGTTTTTCAGTTAACTCAACTGGACAACTAATTTCACTAGGAACAAGAAAAGTACAAACTTTTGTTGGCACACTTGCAGGTACTGATACAGGTACAGCTTATGCTGATGGTGACGTTCTTGTTGAACTAGGAACTTTAAACACTGATGTACCTGATGGATTAGTAACAGCTACTAAAATCTTTATACACAAAGCAACTGTACTTGTTACAACTATTAGTGGTCCAACTCTTGTTGGAGGATTATCATTAAGTGCAACTTCTGGAACAGCTACTAATGCAGCTGTTTCTTCTGGAACTGAAATTGTTGGTGCAGGTGTTGCATCTATTAATCCAAGAATTTCTGCAACAGACGCAGTAACTGAAGTTGACCTTGACTTTGATGCAGCAGCTTTTCATGTATTCGAGCCAAACATTAGTGCGGCAGTTGCTAGCAAACACTTATACGCGTTTGCAACAACTACATTGAATGGTGATGTTACAGCTGGACGATTTACAGTAGAACTAGATTACTCAGTAATGTAATAAATAAACTCTGAGTAAGGGCGTAATGGCCCTTACTCTTTAGTAGGAGAAAAACAAAATGGCAGACGTAGTATTAAATCAAGAAGGCAGCACAGCTTTATTTTCAGGAAACAAAAAAGTAATTACTCATTACAACAACGTTTCAGACAGTAGCGGTGCGACAACAAAAATTCTTGACATATCAGATTATTCAAACGTAGCAGGTGATTCACCTGTATCGGCAACTTTAAATAAAATTTGGTATAGTGTTTCAGTAACAGCAAAAGTAGATGCTTTAAGAATGTCTTGGGATAACTCAGGAACAGATCCTATTTTTTTAACACTTGAGGGAGATGGTTATTTTGATTATAGCTCAATAGGTGGTATTCAAAATAACAAAGCTTCAAACTTTACAGGTGATGTAAATGTAACTTTACCTGCTTGTACTGCTGGAGATAGTGCTTCCGTTACTTGTGAGTGGCTATTAAATTATTAATAAGGATAGCATATGGCGACTTCCGGCACTAACGTATTTGAAAATACTTTTCCTATCGATGAAATATTTGAGGAAGCATACGAGCGCGTAGGTATGCGTGAAGTTACAGGTTATCACCTAACTTCGGCAAGAAGATCGCTCAATATAATGCTTCAAGAATGGGCTAATAGGGGTTTACACTATTGGGAGTTATCAGAAACTAATATTGATCTTGTTGAAGGACAAGCAGAATATACTTTTTTCAGAGCAACAACGGATGGTACAAGTGCAGTAACAACAGCACCTGCTGATGTATATGGTGTGGAAGATATATTAGAAATGACTTTTAGATCGGATAGAACATCAACTTCACAAACTGATTCTTCAATGACTAAAATTAGTAGATCAACTTATTCTGCAATATCTAACAAACTTACCAAAGGCACACCTAATCAATATTATGTGCAAAGATTTTCAGAAAAAGTTGTTGTAACTTTTTATCCAACGCCGGATTCAACAGCAGCTAGCAAAGATGCTCACATGTATTTTGTAAAAAGAATACAAGATGCAGGTGCTTACACTAATACGGTTGATGTGCCTTACAGATTTGTGCCGTGTATGATATCAGGATTATCATATTATTTATCACAAAAATACAAACCAGAGTTTGTACAAAATTTAAAAATGTTATATGAAGACGAGTTTCAAAGAGCCCTGACAGAAGACGGTTCTTCTTCTAGCACTTTCTTAACACCACAAACTTATTATCCAGGAACATAGATGCCAAAATTTGCAACAGGAAAATATTCAAAAGCAATATCAGACAGAAGCGGTTTGGCTTTTCCATATAATGAAATGGTGTTTGAATGGAACGGTTCTTTTGTGCACAATTCTGAGTTTGAACCAAAAGCACCACAAGTGCAACCAGGTCCACACCCATCAGATGCAGTGGCTTTACAAAACGTAAGAACAGATAGAACAGAAAGCGCAGTGCCACAACTTTTAATAGTTAATGCATTTCAAACAGGTTCATCTGGTTCAAGTACAATTACAGTTACAGAAAGAAGTCATGGAAGAGCATCTAGTGACACTGTAAGATTTAGATTGGTAGATAGTTTTGATGGTATTACAAAAACAAATTTAGAAAACTCATCTGGTTATTCTATAACCAAAGTAGATGATGATTCATACACATTCAGTGTATCGACAGATACCGCAACAACTGGTAATATTAACGGAGGAGGAGGCAGAGCCACAGCGGGCCCTGTTACAATAACAAATTAATATGTCTTTTACTTTAGCAACATTAAGAACATCTATTAGAGACTACACCGAGGTAGGTGATACAGTTTTGTCTGACAGTATACTGGAAAGAATTATTAAAAATTCTGAGTCTAGAATATTTAAAACTGTAGACTCTGACGATACTAAGTTTTACGCAACTTCAGAAACCACAATTGGTAACAGATATATAACTGTGCCAACTGGAACTAGAATAATTAGGTACATACAAATTACCAATGCTACTACATCTGATCAAGAATTTTTAAAACAAGTAGATTCTTCATTCCTAGCTACTTATCATCCAGATCCTGATAATTCTAGTGATCGTGGTAGACCGAAGTATTTTGCACATTGGGATAACGATAACTGGGTTGTGGCACCAACGCCGGATGCAGCTTATGATTTAACTATGGCTTATGTAAAACAGCCTACAAGCATAACTACCTCAAACTCTACAACTACCGAATTATCTACTAAACAACCAGATTTGTTGTTGTATGCATGTTTGTCTGAGGCTTTTAAGTTCTTGAAAGGTCCGGAAAATATGTTACAAATATACGAAGCTTCTTATCAGGAAGCTATTCAAACGTTTGCGGCTGAACAACAAGGTCGAAGACGCAGGGACGAATACAGAGATGGTGCTCTGCGTATCCCAATACAATCACCAACACCGTAATATAAGGAGAAAAAAATATGGCAAATGTTATACCTACATCTTTTAAGTCAGAGCTTTTATCTGGCACGCACAATTTTGCAAATGGCGGTAACAGCTTTAAGATAGCACTATACACAGATATTTCTGGGTTAACTGCATCTACGACAGCTTTTACAGCTACAAACCAAGTTAGTTCATCTGGTACGAGCTATACTTCTGGTGGTCAAGCACTAGATAGTCAAGCTGTATCAACTAGCGGTACAACTGCTTTTGTTGATTTTGCAGACGAAACTTTTTCATCTGTAACATTATCTGCAGTCGGCGCTATGATTTACAATGACACTAACAGTGATAAAATTTGTGTAGTTCTAGATTTTGGCGGCACCAAAACTGCAACGAACGGAGACTTTGTAGTCCAGTTCCCAGCAGCTGATGCTAGTAATGCTATTATTAGAATTGCGTAAAGGATAAAATATGGCACTAGTTCTTAACGATAGAGTTAGAGAAACCACAACTACAACTGGCACGGGCGCCGTTGCGCTTGGTGGAGCTGTATCTGGTTTTGAAACTTTTGCAGCAGGTATTGGTAACAGCAATACTGTTTACTATGCTATTGTTCACAGATCAGCAGCTGAGTTTGAAGTTGGTCTTGGAACACTAGACGGGGACAGTTCTGATCTAACACGTACAACACCTATATCTAGTTCTAATAGTGACAGTGCTGTAGACTTTGCATCAGGCACTAAAGATGTTTTTTGTACACTACCAGCAAGCAAAGCTGTATTTGAAGATGCAAGTGGTCATGTAAGTTTACCTCACGATTTATTTGTTGCAGGTGGTCTTATAGATCTTAAGAATGATGGCGGTGCCGTATCACAAATAAAATTTTATTGTGAGTCTAGTAATGCTCACGCACAAACACTTATTGGTGCACCTCACTCAGAGTCTGCATCTAACACTTTAACACTACCAAGCACTGGTGGTGATACTAAATTAGTTTCAACAGCTTCAACTGCAACTCTTACAAACAAGTCGATAGACTCTGACAACAACACTATTACAAATATTGTAAATGCAGATATTAAATCTAGTGCTGCAATTGCAGATACAAAACTAGCTACTATATCTACAGCAGGTAAAGTTGCATTAGGTGCTTTAGAAATTGATGGTGCATCTGAGATGGGCGCGGCTTTGGTTGATGCAGATTTATTAATTGTAGATGATGGAGCTAACGGCACAGAAAAATCTATGTTGGCATCTAGGATACCAACGTATGTATTTAGTAAAGTAAGCGGTGATGCAACTGTAGCATCTAACGGTGCATTAACTATTGCAGCTCAAGCTGTAGAAAACTCTATGCTTGCAGATGATGCTGTAGGTGCTGATGAACTTGCTGCTAACGCTGTAGTTAATGCTAGTATAGCTTCAAGTGCTGCTATTGCATTTAGCAAAATGGCAGATTTAACAGCATCAAGAGCATTAGTATCAGATGGTAGTGGTGATGTATCAGCAGCAACCACAACCTCAACAGAAATTGGTTATGTTAATGGCGTAACATCAGCAATACAAACTCAATTAGACACTAAAACAACAGCAGGATTCGCAGTTGCGATGGCGATAGCACTGTGATATAAGGAGATATTATGGCACAAGATTTTGAAAGAACCGGAGCAAGAATTACTAACTCAGCTTCTACTATTTATACATCGAATTCAGACGATGCAGTAGTAGGTTTGCGAATTGCTAACATTTTAACCACAGCTATAACTATGGATGTTTATGTAGATTTAAGTAGTGGTGATGATAGATATTTAATTAAAAACGCCAGCATTCCACCTGGAGGATCTTTAGAGCTTATTATGGGTGGTGCAAAAATTGTATTACAAACAGGTGATGTAGTAAAAGCTTTGGCTGGAACA